ATTTGATAAAGCCTACGAGTGGTTTACCTTCGGCGCACGTACACGACTCATGCCGAACGCGAGTGTAGCCATTATACAAACACGTTGGCATCTTGATGACCTGACGGGGCGTGTGGTGCGGGACATGAGCAAGAACAAGCTCGCGGACCAGTACGACGTGGTGGAGTTTCCTGCGATACTGGATACGCCTGACCCCAAGAACAAGAAGCTGACCGTAGAGAAACCCCTGTGGCCAGAGTTCTTTGACTTAGAGGCCCTGCACCGGACCAAAGCGTCCATGCCGGTGTTTCAGTGGAACTCACAGTACCAGCAGCAGCCCACAGCTGAGGAAGCCGCACTCGTTAAACGTGATTGGTGGAGACGGTGGACTAACGAGGAACCACCCACGTGTGAATACCTCATAATGAGTTTGGATGCCGCAGCAGAAACCCACAACCGTGCCGACTATACGGCGCTGACGACGTGGGGTGTGTTTATGAATGAGGATGAGGACGCGTACCACATCATCTTACTTAACAGCATTAAGAAGCGATATGAGTTCCCTGAGTTAAAACGCATGGCCATGGAAGAGTATAACGAATGGGAACCGGACGCGTTTATTGTGGAGAAAAAGAGTGCGGGCGTTGCGTTGTATCAGGAAATGCGCCGCATGGGGCTACCGATACAGGAGTTCACTCCACATAGGGGCTCAGGTGATAAACTAGCGCGTTTAAACTCAGTATCTGATATTGTAGCATCTGGAATGGTGTGGATGCCACAGACACGATGGGCAGAAGAAGTGATCGAAGAGATTGCTGGGTTCCCGTTCGCAGGGCACGATGACCTAGTGGACTCCACGGTAATGGCACTAATGCGGTTCAGGCAGGGTGGGTTTATACGCCTACCTAGTGATGAGCCAGAAGAGACGCGCTACTTTAAGCAGCAACGCGGTAGATTTTATTGAGGTACAGTTAGATGGCAAGCTATTTTGAGGACCTATTAAGTATGCTCGGGTTGGGTTCAGAGCCAGAAGAACGCAGTGACATGGCCCAAGAGCGAGTTGACCAGCGCTCAGAGCACTCAGTAAAGCGGATAAAACTGTCCAAGGAGGATCTTCAGCAGCTGTCTAAAGAATTTGGTGACATGGAGTGGCAGCAAGAGGTGGCCCCGTACGTGGAAGATGCTGAGATTGATGTGAGTAAGGCACGGTTCCACGGACTCCCTGATGAACCCAACCAATCGCTAACCTTAGCAGGGTACTCCTTACCAGAAGGACAAGAGGATGGGGAGCTAATGGGATACCGCTCTAGGGACACAGGTAAGAAATACGCCTTCCCGCAAGACGCAGGGACGGTGAATGTAATAGGTGCAGGGGGCGCTGTCCCTGCAGTGTGGGGGCATGAATACCGGCACCAAGAGGACAAAGAAGGTGGTCGGGGTGGTGAGTCTGATAACCGCAAAAAAGACCTACTCTATGCTCAGGACAAAAATGACTGGGACCGCGCAGTAGATGTTATGCTCAGGTATATGGCCCGCAGTGACGAGAAGATAGTTGAGTTGTATAATGAAGGCACTCCTGAAGAGAAAGAGCAGCACATTATAGATTTTATCGGGCGGGAGAACTCGTTAAGTCGGGTAAAGGACGGGGAAGGGGCTATGTGGAAGCTGCGTAAGGCCCAACTCCAAGCAGAAAAAGACTCGGGTGCAGTACAGATGCCTGAAGACTACCGCGCTGGTGGTAACGTGAAACTTATTTGAGGTACAGTTAGATGGCAATTGAGAAAGGTTTATATTCCGCCCCTGAGGGCATCGAAGAAGGCATGTTGGGAGATATGGGTATTGCGGTTAATGTGACCCCACTAGACGGCATGGATGATATGGATGGCCTAGAGGGTGAGTTGCTCGGTGGCGATGTGGAAATCATCGAACTAGAGGACGGTGGGGTAGAAATCATCCTTGGGGCTGAAGTTACTGCCATAGAGGACCTACCATTCGATGCCAACTTAGCTGAATATATGACAGATGATGCCTTATCTTCACTATCTAGTGATCTCAACGAAGCCGTGCAAGGCGACATTGACTCCCGTAGAGAGTGGGTGGATACGTTCATTGAAGGTATGAAGATCATTGGCTTCAAATACGAAGAGCGAACTGATCCATGGGACGGCGCTTGTGGTGTATTCTCGAATGTTCTGGCCGAGGCTGCTATCCGTTTCCAAGCCGAGACAATGAGTGAGACATTCCCTGCCTCAGGTCCTGTACGCACTAAGATCCTCGGGGAAGAGACTAAGGCGAAGCAAGACGCTGCAGCTCGTGTCCAAGCGGACATGAACTACGAGCTGACTGAGAACATGGTTGAGTACCGCCCAGAACACGAGCGGATGCTGTATAGCCTAGGTTTAGCTGGATCTGCGTTCAAGAAGGTGTACTACGACCCTAACTTAGGTCGTCAGACAGCACTGTATATCTCAGCAGAAGATGTTGTGGTCCCTTATGGTGAAACCCACATCAACATGGCTGAGCGTGTTACGCACATCATGCGCCGCACCAAGAATGAAGTAGCACGAGCACAGGCAGACGGGTTCTACCGAGACGTTGATCTAGGTGAGCCTACAGAAATACACACTGATATTGAGAAGAAGAAGGCGGAAGAAGGTGGATTTACACTTACGAATGATGGGCGCTATACAATGTACGAGATCCACGCTGATCTCGTTATGGAAGACTATGACGAGTGCATGTGTGAAGGCGGAGGTCTCGCTAGACCGTACATCGTTACTATTGATTGCGGCACTGGGGATATCCTCGCTGTACGCCGTAATTGGCTAGAAGAAGACGAATTATATAAGAAGCAGCAGTTCTTCACGCATTATGTGTACGTTCCGGGTTTTGGTTTCTACGGCCTAGGACTTATACACATCATTGGTGGTTATGCTCAGGCAGGCACGTCGCTTATTAGGCAGCTTGTTGACGCAGGCACATTATCTAACCTTCCCGGCGGTATTAAGGCGCGTGGTATGCGTATTAAGGGTGATGACACCCCTATTGCTCCGGGAGAATGGAAGGATGTGGACGTACCATCAGGTACTATCCGCGATAACATCATGCCTTTACCCTATAAGGAGCCTAGCCAGACGTTATTGGCCCTATTAGACCGCATTACGCAGGAAGGACGTCGATTAGGCGCTATTAGTGACATGAATATCTCTGATATGTCCGCTAATGCCCCTGTAGGCACCACTTTAGCGCTGTTAGAACGTACTTTGAAGCCTATGGCTGCAGTACAAGCGCGGGTACATTACTCCATGAAACTTGAGTTTAAGATGCTCAAAAACATCATGGCGGACTACGCATCCGAAGATTATGGGTATCAACCCCTAACAGGTGAGGTCACAGCAAGACGTTCTGATTACGCCATGGTAGATGTTATACCTGTGAGCGACCCAAACAGTTCAACGATGGCCCAGCGTGTCGTGCAGCACCAAGCTGTACTACAAATGGCCCAGCAAGCGCCACAGATCTACGACTTACCACAACTACACCGTCAGATGATTGAGGTGTTGGGTGTTAAGAACGCAGACAAGCTTGTACCTATGGCCTCAGACCTAAAGCCTGCAGACCCGGTGAGCGAAAACATGGCTGTACTGGTAGGGAAGCCTATTAAGGCGTTTATTTACCAAGAGCACGCGTCCCATATAGCCTCACACCAAGCGTTTATGCAGGACCCTATGATTGCTCAGTCTATTGGCCAAAACCCTCAGGCGCAGCAGATTATGGCCGCTCTACACGCACACATAGCGGAGCACATCGGATTCCAATACCGAAGTCAGATTGAAGAGAAGTTAGGTGTTATGCTCCCTGCTCCTGATACTGAGATGACTGAGGATATTGAGATTAATCTAGCACGTTTAGTCGCTGACGCGGGTAAACAGTTAACACAATCGCATCAGCAACAAGCCGCTCAACAGCAAGCTCAACAGCAAGCTCAAGATCCGGTAGTGCAGATGCAGCAGCAAGAACTTGCGATAAAGCAGGCCGATACTCAACGCAAGCAGAAGAAAGACGACGCCGACATCCAGTTACGAGGTGCCGAGCAGCAGCGCAAACAGCAGAAAGACGCTACTGACGCCCAGTTTAAGTCTCAGGAACTTGAGATAGACCGCGCAGAGCTGTCCTTGGAGGCTAGAAAGGGTAGCACCAAGCTAAAGAATCAGAAGACTATAGCGGATGACCGTATCCAAATGGATCTACTGCGAGAGGGCAATAATGCCAACAAACGGAAGTAAGGGAGAGTAATGCAAACCATCTTTGATGTGCTACGAAAACAGATATCCGACCAGATTGAGACCACTAAGGATCATCTGACCGCTGGAACAGTATCTGACTATGCAGAATATCGAGAGGTACGCGGTATCATCCGTGGCCTACAGTCTGCTGAACTAACCGTCTCCGAACTGGAGCGAGCGAACATGAGGAATGACGATGACTAATACAGCTGAAAAACTGGAAGTAGGTGAGGAAGTTGAGGGTGATTTTGAAGCCCAATTACCCTCTCCTGTAGGCTACCGCATACTAGTGGCTATGCCGGAGATAGAGGATACCTATGACGGGAGTGGCCTTATTAAGTCCGCGCAGTCCATGCACCAAGAACATATCATGTCCATTATAGGTGTGGTGTTGGATATCGGTGGGCAAGCGTATCAGGATAAGGATAGGTACCCGACAGGTCCGTGGTGTAAAGTGGGGGACTACGTTATGTTCCGCGCTAACACAGGCACGCGTTTTAAAGTGGGCGGTATAGAATACCGGTTAATGAACGATGATTCCGTGGAAGCGGTAGTCGCAGATCCTCGTGGTGTAACACGAGCGTAGGAGTATATTATGGGTTTTGAGCAAGTAAGTTTTGAGTTCCCTGAAGGGGACGACGAGAAGAACACTATTGAGGTAGAACCTTCCAGTGCCCTAGGAATGGGTGAGGAAGTAGAAGCAGAAGTAGACGAGGTTGTCGAACCTGAAGTGGAGATTATTGATGATACTCCCCCGAAGGACCGTGGTAGACAGGCTTCTGAGCCACCTACGGAAGTAACCGACGAGGAGTTGGAAGACTACTCTGAGAAAGTACGTAAACGTATTAAGCACTTCAGTAAAGGATACCATGATGAACGACGTGCGAAAGAAGAAGCACTCCGCGAGCGTACAGAGTTAGAGCGGTTCACTCAGAAGTTGGTAGAAGAGAACAACACACTTAAGGGTACTGTTGGTAAAAACCAAACAGCCCTGTTAACTCAGGCCAAGCGATCCGCAGCTGCGGATCACGAAGAAGCCCGTAAGTCGTATAAGAGCGCTTATGAGGCCGGAGACTCCGAGGCGCTCCTACAGGCACAGGAGAAACTAACGGGTACTAAAATAAAGGTTGATAAGTTAGCTAACTTTAAGTTACCCTCTAGTACAGAGCAGAAAATTCCTGCAGCACCAGTAACAGCAGCACCAGCAGAGCAACAAATTCCTGTTGATGTCCGCGCTAATGACTGGGCTGCAGAAAACACGTGGTTCGGGGCTGATGAAGAAATGACCAGCCTAGCGCTAGGCTTACATAGTAAGCTGGTACGTGGTGGGGTAGACCCACAAAGTGATGATTACTACGAGAAGTTAAACACTCGTATGCGCGAAGTATTCCCAGATCAGTTTGAGGATACCGAGCAGAAGGCGAAGAGTCCTAAGCGAAGTAGCATGGTTGCCCCCGCATCGCGGAGCGCATCACCTAAGAAGGTGAAATTAACACGCACCCAAGTCAACATCGCAAAACGACTAGGAGTCCCATTAGAGTTATACGCCCAAAAGGCTGCTGAAGAATCGAGGAAGTAACATGGCTGAAAATCGTTTAAACAGAACACAGACAACACGTGAAAAAACAGAACGCAAGCGTTCGTGGTCACGTCCTGAACTCCTACCTAACCCTAATCCGGAGGAAGGTTACGAATTTCATTGGGTCCGTATTAGCACCCAAGGTCAGGCAGACGCAATGAATGTCTCCTCAAAGCTACGCGAAGGTTGGGAGCCTGTTAAGGCTAGTGACCACCCAGAAATCACAATGGTATCTGTTGAGAATGAACGTTTCGCAGATAACGTGGTGATTGGTGGACTCATGCTATGTAAAGCCCCTACCGAGCTGGTTGAAGAACGGAATGACTATTATCGACAACAGTCAGATTCCCAGATTCGCTCAGTAGATAATAACTTAATGCGGGAGAACGACCCTCGTATGCCTATCTTTAATGATCGGCAAACAAAGGTTACTTTCGGTAAAGGAACTTAAAATTTAGGAGTCTAATATGGCTTACCCTACTATTGATGCCCCTTATGGGCTAAAACCCGTCAATTTGATTGGCGGTGAGGTGAATAACGGCGCTACGCGCTTAATTCCTATCGCCTCCGGTTACGCTGCCAACCTTTTCGCTGGCGATGTAGTTAAACTAGTTGCCGACGGCACACTAGAAAAGGATACTGGCACAGCTACTGCTACACCTGTTGGTGTTTTTGTTGGTTGTTCGTACACTGACCCATCTTTGGGTTATGTGTTGCATTCACAATACTTCCCGACTGGCACTGTTGCAAGTGACATTCTGGCTGTCGTTGTGGATAACCCTGATATGTTATTCAAGGTTGCTGTTGTTTCTTCTGGCTCTACCATGGGTGGCGTTGGTCGTACTGCAGTTGGCAACAACGCATCGTTAGTACAGAACACTGGCTCAACCGCCTCTGGTAACTCGGCAGTCGCTGTACTACAGTCCACAGCAACTACCAACACACGCCCTGTGCGTATTGTTGATATCGTTCCTGAAACTGTAAATGCCTCTGGTAACTACACAGAAGTTCTTGTGAAGTGGAACACCGGTATGCACCAGTATCAAAATGCCACAGGCGTATAAGGAGTAAATTAGCATGGCTATTTCACGCGCACAATTACTAAAAGAACTACTACCGGGACTGAACGCACTGTTCGGCATGGAGTATAAGAAATATGGCGAAGAGCACAAGGAGATTTTTGAACAAGAAAGCTCCGACCGTTCCTTCGAGGAAGAAACCAAGCTGTCAGGCTTCAGCGCTGCACCTGTTAAGAACGAAGGCTCTGCCATCTCTTACGATGCCGCACAAGAAGCATGGACAGCACGCTACACGCACGAAACCATCGCAATGGGGTTTGCAATCACTGAAGAAGCGATTGAAGACAACTTGTACGACTCTTTGTCGTCTCGTTACACCAAAGCATTGGCTCGCGCTATGGCATACACTAAGCAAGTTAAAGCAGCGTCTATCTTGAATAACGCCTTTGACTCTAACCACACTTATGGCGATGGCACGACTTTGTGTTCCACTTCCCATACGTTGGTTAGCGGTGGAGCAAACTCAAACCGCCCTTCAGTGGCTACTGACCTTAACGAGACTTCCCTAGAAGCCGCCGTTATTCAGATGGCTGGTTGGACGGATGAGCGTGGTCTATTGATTGCTGCTAAGCCTAAGAAGCTGATTGTACCTGCGTCCTTGCAGTTCGTAGCAACTCGTTTGCTAGATACTGAAAGTCGTGTAGGAACTGCTGATAACGACATAAACGCCTTACGAAACAATGGTTCAATCCCGGGTGGTTTCTGTATTAACCATTACCTGACGGATACCAACGCGTGGTTCTTGTCGTCTGACGTACCTAATGGTCTGAAGCACTTCGTACGTACTCCTATGAGTACGTCTATGGATGCTGACTTCGATACAGGTAACAGCCGTTATAAGGCTCGTGAGCGTTACTCATTTGGTGTGAGTGACCCATTAGCTATCTTCGGTAGCGCTGGCGCATAACGCTAGTTAGTGAATGAGCCCTCCTTAGTGGGGGCTTTTTTGTGGGTGTATAATAAGTTGACATATGCGCCTACACAAACTACTCTATGAGTTACTAGGAAACATTACGCACTCGACGGACCTAGCCGACGACATGCAGACAAGTGCGTACAACTCGCATGTGAGGAATCACTTATGTCTAGCACTACATTTTCCGGTCCAGTAAATTCGACCGCTGGTTTTGTCGGCACCCTAACTGGTACCGCAATAGTTACTACATACACTGTAAGTAACGCCCCTTCTGCCGCCACTGCTGGTGCAGGTTCTGTTGTCTTTGTTTCTAACGGCGCTGCCGGTTCCGCTATACTAGCGTTCTCCGATGGTACTAACTGGAAGCGTTCAGACACAGGCGCAACTATTGCCGCTGCATAACGGAGGTACTGACAATGAGTCATACTGATGTAAGTTCGGTAACACTTACCGCAACAGGTACCGTACATACGGGGTTAACTCGTATCCGTGGTATTTACTTTGTATCCTCTGGCGTCGCTGGCAGCATCACTATTAAAGATGGTGGTGCATCAGGCACGACGAAGATTCTAATGGCCACACCCGCTGCTGTAGGCTCGGATAATATGCTTATGCCGTCCAATGGTGTATTGTTTCGTACTGATGCCCACGTTACGTTGAGTAATGTGACTTCAGCGACGTTTGTTCACGGGTAACAGGGATGGCTACTTCAGGCACAAGTACGTTTGACATGAGTTTTGCAGAAATTGCAGAAGAGGCATGGGAACGCGCT